GTGTCTACATTGCCGTTCATAGCAGTAAACTTTACAATATCATTTCGTGTTACTAAAAGTGCTTCTGCCATTAGTTAAATCTTTTATTAGTTGGTAAAAAGCCTTCATTTGGCATATCAATTGGGCGCATTGAAACTTGTTGTGGGTTTCTTATTCTATAACCTGCCTTTTCTGCTTTATTTGTGCTTACTGTTTTTGCGTTAGGACTCAATGGATCAATTCCCATTCCCTTGTCAAATGCTACGAATGTTTGTCTCATCCATTTATGATGACAAGCACCACCGCCTTTGTATAACCAAATAGAATAAGTATCAGCTCCTTCAGGACCCCAACCTTTGTTTACTGCAGAACTACCCATACGAAGAATATCTTCTTTGCGATAAACTTTATTTGCAGTCACCATTGACTTACAAAATTCACGAGTATTTTCACTTATTCCTCCGTTGTATCTATATCGTGTAATAAATCTAATATCATTAATTACATCGTCTTGTTTAGATGAAGCTCGTGGATTTGCAACGCCTGTACTTACAAAATTATAAACCTTAGATAAAAGACTTTGTTTAGGGTTGTTTGCTTTTTCTATTTCAGCGTCTATTGCGTCTTCTTGGTCGTAATCAACTTCAAATTCATCTATTAGAACCCAATCTTCTTGTATATCTTCTCCTAAGTCTATAAGTTCGTTTGTTTGTGAACTTAATTCAGTTCCTGTTTCTTCAGCAACTTGCTCAGTAGTTTGCGTATTTTCTAAATCAGTAAATTCTAAAGGTTGTAATGTTCTAAAGAATAGTTTTAAAGCAATTCCGTTGTAAGCAAGTATCTTATCAAAGGCTTCGCATATTTCTTCTTGCATTGGTCGTATAACCATATTATCAAAAAGAATACTTGAGTTCATTAATTCATCTGCATTTGAACTAAAACCTGTTGAAGTAGCCAAACCAAACAACAAAGGAGAAGTTACATTGTGTCCAAACATTATTTTCTTAGTACATTCTTCACTTAAATATGTGTAGTGTTCAGGTGCATCATTTAAAGGAATATCAGTTACATCCGTTTTAGATTCTGCATTATTATTAAACGCTACAATAACTTTTTGCCCTCTTGAACCTGTTAGTTTGTTTAGAACTTTTCTTGAGATAATCTCTTGTTGTTCTTCTGAAGGAACTCCGTTATTAAAGTTAACTATTTTAGTTCCGCTAAATCCGTTTTGAACTTCATTAATTAAATAATCTGCAACTTCTTCTTCAAGTAGTGCATAAGGCAAAGCTCCTTGATAATCGGGATAAGCGTAATACTTCATCCCAACTGCATACGGCTTAGAAAACAAAATTTCTATTTCGTCTTTTGATGTACCGAATGCAGCGTATCTTACAGGCTTAAATTTCTTTGTGTCTTCCCAATTATCAGAATAGTAATAACCTTCTATTTCTCCGTATTGATTGCACTTTTCTGCTCTAATTAAATTAACAGGAATGTGAAAAGCCTTAAGTATGTTTTTTCTATCTTTTGAATAATGCACTTGTATTGCAAATTGACCTAACATCTTTCGGTCTATAATCATTTTACGAATACAATCTTTGTTAAATAAAGCCATCATTTGAGCGTACTCATTAGGCTTTTTAGAAGCGTCTAACGCACTTAAGCCTTTTCCATAGACTAATCTGCTTATATTGTTTATTATGGCGTTATTTGTTGTAGAGTTAGTATAACGGTCTATCAAAAACTGAAAGTAGTTATTATCTTCTCCAAACTCTACCCATTCGTCTCTTTTAGATTCTTGAATCGTAGGTGTTGTGTAAGCACTTAAATTATGTATGTGAATATTACTCATAAACTATAAATTCATTTGTTGTAGCGTTGCTTGTATATTGTCCGTTGTTTACGCTGAATGTTACTATTGGTTGGTCAGTACAAAATACTTTGTCCCTGTATATTATTTCGCTATCATTAAAACAAGTTAATGTATAAAAATGGTTTTCTATTAAGGTAAAGATTGCTTCTATAATTGTATAATAGGATCCTTCAGTAGTAGTAAAACTTAAAGCGCTTTCAACATTTGTTTGTTCGTCTTTTAATACTATATCAGTAATTGTTCCACCTCTTGTAATTAAAGGGAAAGTTTGTTCTAATACATTTTCAGTTGTTAAAATAATCATCTTATATATTAAATTAACTTTTTCTTAATTTGTTTCAAAAAAAAAGGGCAGCCAAATAGCCACCCTAATTTTAACCTATTAAAAAGGTATTAGTCAATAGTAACAGTTGCACCATCTAACAAAGTGATAAGTTCACCTTCAGTAGCACAATCCAAGAAATTGGCGGGACTCATCTCTGCTCCCATAAATGTCAATCCGTAACCATTAAAATCACCCATCGCAGAACCTGTAGATACAGTACCTGCAGAAACATCCATACCGAATTGTAAACCTGCAAGGAAAAATTGGTTTCCTCTTGTTCTTACAATAATGTTTGGTCTTCCGTAAGCTAACATTTTAATGTTCTTGTGAGTTAATGGATCCTGTCTTTTAAATTGAACTGTTAAAGTTTGTTCAAAGAAAGTTGTTCCGTTTTCTCTTGAAGAATTTATTGCAGTTTCAAAAGAGTTGTTTCCTTTTAATTCGTATTTGAATACTTCAGTAACTCCGTTGATTGCAGTAATTTGGTCTTCGTAACCCGCAACTACTGAATAAACGATGTCACCACCACCGATTGAAGAATCGGGATTGTATGCACCAAAATTGATAAAATAGATTGAGTCAAGACCTGAAATTGAATCTTTGCATTGCTCTAATCTTCCGTTTGCTATATCGCAGCTCATAATATGTGTTTTAAATTGTTTGTAAAATAAAAAAGGGAAGGCACTTTACCTCCCCTTCTCTTAATTTTTATTAGTTATTAGTTAGAAGCGTTAACGATTCCGTAAGAAACTAAATCTTCAGCAAATCCGTATTTAGCGTCAGCAGTAAATCGCATAACAACACGAACATTTTCAGAACCATCAAGGTCAGCCATATCCAAAACTTTAACTTGGTTCATATCATTCAATAAACCTGTTCCAAAATAAAGATTAGAAGTTGGTGTTAACAAAGCAGTATTAGCAGCTAATCCGTTAGCTAAAAATATTCTTACTCCGTCAAAGAAAAGGTCACCAAGAACTTGGTTTGTTCCTTTGTTATCATAACCATTTGCACCTACACCTGCAGCAGCGAAACCGCCTAATGCACGAACGTAAGCACGATAAATATTGTTAGAAACATAAAGAGTCAAATCTTCTTTTCCGTACAATGTAGCAGGTAAAGCATCAACGATTTTTCCTAATTCAACAACTACATTTGCAGCAGTAACAGTAGTACCTGCAATTTCTTGAGCAGATGGCTGAGCAGGCTCAGTAAGTAATTGTGTCATAATACCTGCGAATTGACCTGCAGTAGCATTAACTCCTGTCCAAATTGTAGACTCCATAGAAGCAGAAACTTTTTCAGCAACGTGTCCGATTAAGAAGTCAGCAAAGTTCTTTGGTAAAGTGTCAAATGCAGAATATCCCATTCCGATTGCTTCCCAATCAGATTTGAAATCTTTCTTACATAATTGTAAGTTAACTTGAAATTCTTCAGGTTGAATAATTTTTTCAGTTAAAGTCAAAGTTGATGTAGCGGTAAAATCGCAAGAAGCATCTTTAACGATTCCGTCAGTTCCAACTCTTTTAAGAACTTGCTTGTATTTTACATTAGGAAGTACGGTCATTCCGCCTTTCTCTAATGTTGGTGCAGATAACAACGCAGCAGCGATGTATTTTCCTGCGAACTCACCTGCGTAAGTTGTAGTAATTGATGTTGTAGTAGCCATTTTTTAAAATGTTTGTTTAGTTAATATTATTTGTTAATTTTTTCAAGGATTGAATCCATAATTGAACGATTTCTTTTAGTAGCAATTTTGAACATCTCTACTTTAGTTTCGTTTTCAGGATTAAAAGCAATTGGCTTAACTTCTTCTGCAAGTTCTACGACATTGTCGTTTGTAGTTTCAACTGCGGAAAGTTTTTCTAATTGAGCTTTCAATTCAATATTTTCGTTTTTAAGTGCTTCGATTTCATTAAAGAAAGTTTCTTTAACGATAGATTCGATAGTTTTCTTTGGTGTAGCAGTTTCTTCAGTAGCTTCAACAGGCACTTCAGGCGCTTCTGCTTCAGGTGCTTCTTCTTCTTCCATTGGTGCTTCGTTTACTGCAGCAATAATTCCTTCTACTTCTACAACTAAAATCATTCCGTTTTCTAATTCGTATTCTCCAACAGGAACAGGAATTTTTTGCTCATCGGGTGTAACAACAAAAACTTCGTTGTCCATTTCGAACTTATCAGCTTCAATTACGGTTACTCCGTCAGCCATTTTCATTTGCTCTAAACTTACTTCCATTCCAAGTAAAGTTTTAATTTGATTAATTACGCTTGTTTTCATATTTAATTTGTTTTTATTATTAATTATTTGCCTAGTGTTTTTATTACATCCATTGAATTTACGATAGAATCGTTTACTTGGTTTGCAAGACTATAAGCATCCATTAATTGCTTATAAGCAGGTAAGTCTTTAGGATTTAAACCTAAATCAGTTGCTTGCTTAGTAATTACAGTTTGTAACTTATCTAAAACACTAACTACTTTTTTCTCATAGTCTTTATTCATTACAATTTGCTTATAGGCATTATTTAATGCTGCAAAATTCTTTTGAACAATAGCGTCAAGTTTATTAAAGTCATCATTAGTCTTATTAATAGACTTAAATTGAAAAGCAATATCTTCAATTGTACCCAACTCCACTTCGTGTTTTGCTAACTCAGTCTTATCAGTAATCTTGTTAAAAATCTTGTTTAGTGTACTCATAGTTATTAAATTAAATTGTTTATATTTTGTTGTATTTTTATCCGTTTTGACGCACTATAACTCTTGTTCCGTTATCAGTTGTTGTAGTAACATTTTCAGTGCCTGTTGTAGCTCCTATTCCTTGTGCTTGTAAAGAACCATCACAACATTTACTAGAATAAGTTCCGTCTTTGCATAAGCATCCACGCTTACCGCCTTTAGGTGATGTTTTGCTTGGAGTTTTCATAGTTATAATATTTGTATTGCTTTTTTTAAATTATTTAATTTATCAGTTGCTTGTGTAATATAAGATTTAAGATTTTTTAATTTAGCATCTATTTCAGATACAGGCAAACCTAAATCAGTTACAGTTGCTTTTAATTTAATTAAGTTAACATAAGCACTTTGATATTTCTTTTCAACTGCATTTTCTAAACCAATTGCATTTGATAATAATTCTTTAGCTTTAAAAGTAGTATCAAAAGCTTTTTGGCTTTCTTTGCTAATTGCATCTATTTCATTAAAAATATCTTGAATAGAACCCAAGTTTACATTTTGACTTCCTAATTCACTTTTCGTGATTAGGTCTTTGATTTTATCAATCATTAATTTTTCTTCCATTTCATCTATATTATTTAAACTCATTTCTAATTTATCCGCAAAGTAACCTTCAATTGAAAACCCTTTAACGCTTCCGTCTTTTACTTTTTTCCATACATCCTCGTTGTTTACTTTCATTGAAATCATCCAAGTTCCAACAGGTAAACTAAAACCATACTTAACTGATTTGTCGTGTTTAGGATCCTCAATAATCCAAGACTCAACTACGCTTAATCCTTTTAACTTTTGATCATGTTCGTATGTTGCGTTATTTTGGTTAGAGTTCATCAGGAACAATTCAGAAGCTCTGCGAATTGTATCTTCACTAAAAAAGATATAGTATTCTTCGTTCTTGTCGTTGCGTCTATAAATTTGTTTGTTAGGCACTAATGCAGCACCCATTAAAATCTTCTTTTCAGTATCAATTTCTTTTAGCTCTACTTCGTGTTTTGACAATGCAATAAAGTTTTCTTCTATTGCAGGATTTTCCACAACTGAAACTGCATCAATTCCACTTAAGGAATCTTTTTCGTCAATAATAAGTTCTATGATTTTCATAATAATTAAATTAAGTTTTTATTAAAGTGTTGCATTTGTGATTCTATTTCTATCTAATGCTTGAGCAGATGTTACTTCTCCACTAACAACATACGCTTGTACAGGTTGTTGTTGAAGTTGGGCAAGTTGATTAAATCCATTGTTACCTACCACATTAAAAGTTGGCGAAACAACTCCACCACCTCCACCACCTGAAGTATCTATTCCACCCATATTACTACCTCCACCACCTGCAGAATCTCCACCTCCAAATTCAGTTTGTTTAATTTTTTTAATATTAAGTAATCCCGCAGTAACTGCTGCCGCCGCTGCAGCACCACCTAATACAGGACCAACTACAGGTATTCCCGATAAAGAGTTGTAAGAAGAAACCGCTGACGAATAAGTGTTAACTAATGCACCTGCAATGTTGGCTGCTTTTTGAATTTTAAATGCTTTTAATTGTTGCGCTTCAGAATCTCCCGCAAATAATTCTGCTAAATTTGCGATAGTTGCAAAGGTATCTTGAACTGCAGTTAATTTTTGTTCTAATGTTGCAGCCTCTATTGCTTGCTTTTTTTCTTCAGTTTTAGTTGTGGTTTCTAAATCCTTTGCAGCGTATTTTTCCTGTATTAATTTTAATTCTTCTTTTTGTTTTATTATTAATTCTTGTTCAAGTGCAGCGTTATCACCTGCCAATGCAAATTTATCTTCGTAAGTTTTAACAAGTGCTGCAATTTCTTTTTCTTTTTCGCTATATGTTGCTTCTTCGTGTAGCGCAAATTGCGCATCTTCTTTTGTTATTTCCTCTTGTCTAAATTTAGCTTTTATAACCGCAATATCTTGATTGTATTTTAACTCAATTAAAACCTTTGCATCTGCAAGTGCTTTAATTGCAGCCTCATCTTTTAAAGAGTTATTATATGTAGCTTGTAATGCGTCTAAGTCTCTTTGTTTTTTTATGTCTAAAAGTTGTGTTTCACTTTTACCTACTTCATTATTTGCTATTTGTAAGTCTAGTAATGATTGTATTAACGCTTCGTTAGATGCAGTATTAGTATCAACTGCACCGCCTGTTTCAACTACTGCAGGTACAAATTGACCTGATAAAGAATTAGCTAATGCAAGAGATTGTTGACTAACCATTTTAAATGTAGCGTCAATTCCTCTTATTCTACCATTTAACCTTTCAACTTCTGCTTCAGTGTCTCTAATGTATTTTGCATTCTTTGCTCTTTCCTGTGGACTGTTTCCTTTGCCCATCCCCGAAGCATCAACATAGAAAGATTTGTTCATTAGAACCATTTCCTTTTGTTGCAGTTGTTGTTCTACAATCGCTCTTTTTGTTTGTAAAGTTTCTGCTCTTGAATTTAGAATACCCTGTGCAAATTTTTGTTTTTGGTATTGAATATAGTTTGCTAATGATGCGTTTAATTGATCCTGAAAACCTTTTTCACTACTCATATTTTTTAGAGTAGTTCCGTATTCAGAATTAATTTTTTTGATTAAATTAACTCTTTCTTTGCTTCCGCTATTAGTTCCTTTTAATTGGCTAATTAACATTGCATATTGAGATGTTTCTTTACCTATAAATTCAGCACTTTCTTTTTGAGTTTGTATTGCTTTTTTATTTGCCTCATCTCTTGATTTTTTGGCTTTTTCCGCTTTCTTTTCTTCATCAGTAGCTTCTCTTGTTGCATACATATAACCAACAATTGCTGCTGTAGCTGCTACCACTAAACCCAATATTAATCCTATTGGATTTGCTTTCATTGCAGCGTTTAAACTTAATTGCGCTACTGCTGCACCTTCAGTTGCTACTGCTTCCGCACCTGTCGCTACCGCTACCTCACCTGCTACAACAGTTTGTACTTGTTGACCCGCAATAAACCTCAACAAACTTTGGTAAGAATCCTTAATAACTCCGCCTAATTGTTTAAATGAATCACGAGCTTCTCCTAAACCTTGAAGACCTTGAGATAAAGCCATTGCTGATTGAACCTTTAATAAAGTAGCTTGTACTTGTTCTCCTTCAACTCCAATTAAACCTAATGCACCCTCAAATGCTTGGAATCCGTCTAAAACTCCACCAATAGATTTACTAAGTGCATTAAACTTCGCATCAGGATTAAATGATTTAACTAAGTCTGCAGCATCACCTATTTTATCTTTTAATTCACCTGCTCTTTTTGCAGCCTCAATTGCTTGAGCAGAAGTTGCACCATAAGCATCTGAAAGTTTTTGAACTTCCATTACGGCTTCCTTAAGTTGTGCTTTTAAACTCTTTGAGTTGTCTTTAATTTCTAATTCAACCGTTCTTTTTTCAGCCATTGTTTTTTAAGTTTTTTATGTGTGCTTGTCTTCTTCCTTTCTCAATAGCTTTTTTAATAGTAAATGGGATTGCATACTTTCCCTTTGCTATTTCTATGCACTCTCCTTTGCCGTAAAACTTATCAGTCATCAGCATTTGTATAATTAAATTTATCATTGTACTATGTATTTTTCTTGTGTTGTTGTTGTTCCATCTTCAAATGTGTAATCTATAAAAATCACAATCACTCTTGCGTCTCCTTCTTCAGTTCTTAAAATCAATCCTTCTTCCGTGTCTATGTAGTCTCCTTCATCGTCTACAAATAATCCTTTTTCCGCAACAGGTGGAACAGTTACAATAACGCTTCTTTCTTCGTCTGCTGAATCAGGGTTTATTATTATATCAGCAGTATCACTTCTTAATGCAGCTCCTATAACCTTTGAAGGCTTAGATGTTCCGTTAGGAAATACAATTGGTATTATAATATCGTCTCCTTCTTGTTTGCCATTAAAAATTGCTCTTGGAATTAATGGTGCAAAATCATTTAATAAAGTAAAATTAGCTTCGCCTGTAGTTAAGTCTAATTTCATTTCGTTAATTATATAACGCTTGTCTCTAATAATAACTCTATCATTTAGCTTTAAACCTGTAGTTAATGAAATCGGTAAATTCGTCTTCACGCTTGTTAATCTATTCTTTAAATTAAATAAATTGGTTAGGTAAGAAAAATAATATGTAGCAAATAAACTTTGTTGAATAGGTATGTCTAAAAGTGTTGAAGTTTCAGGTGCAAAGTTTGATGAGTAGTTAATATTTTGGTAGCTTAAATCTTGTCCAAATGGAACATAAGTTGTAGCACTTACAATTGAAGTGCCGTTATAAATTTTGTATGTTGCATTAGTTTGTTCTGCTTGATATATTAAACAAGGTGAAGGAACATAAGGTGCAAATGCAGGATCCAAGCTATAAGCCACTTGTAAATCAGTTCCTGTAAACTTATTAAAAAGTAAATTCTCAAAAGGTTGCTCAATTAAAAACTCACCTCCGTCATAATTATATTCAAAAGTTGCGTCTCCGTATTCTTTACTAAATTGTTGTTTGTAGTATTTATTCATAAAGCTATTAGATGCTTGGTATCTAAATGCTATCTTCTTAAATAATTTAATTCGTTCTATGTCTATTGAGTCTACATCAGTATATTCCGTTATGTCTATAATTGCTCCTTTAGAATACCAATCTCCTAATGGTTCAATTTGGTAAGTATTTACATCAGTTGGATAGCAAGTTAAATTAAATTCTTTTATTATACCTGCAAAGAAATCTGAGACTTTCATTTTAGGTGCTACACTTGACAAATCAGTTAAACCTGTCAAAGATACTGAATTCGTTTGTGCTATCTTGTAATCATAAACTTGACTAATTATTAAGGTAAATGGGTCTTCATAAATAACAGTAACTCCGTATTCAATCGTAAAGTCTAAAGTCATTGCTGCATCACTTCTAACTTTAAAAGTTAAATTCGTGTTTAAGGCATTTACATTTTGCAACACAATTGGTGTAAAAGTATGCACCGCAGTATTACTTAAAGTTTGCCATAAATTACCATCTTGATAAATGTCTATAAAATAAGTACCTACTGCAGATTTTGAAATAACCTTAACTTTTATTAAATGGTCATCTACATCCTGTAAGAATGAAATATTTATTTTATTGTTAGTTAAATCAAATGCGCTTGTTAAATCATATACAAAAAATGGAGGTCCTGAAAGTGTGGTTAAATCAATAGACAAAGATTGCGTCATAAAATCAAACACATCCTTATTCTTCATCCACAAATACATATTTGTAAATCTCTTATTGGTTAAAAATGTTCCGTTAAAAGTTAATCCATATTTTGATTCAATTAAATCAAACATCTTAGAAACCTTAACCGCAGGAAATAGTTCTGTGTACTCAATTGCACCACCTAATGTACTAATGTCGCTATTAGGTAACATTGCGGGATCATACCAAGATGGCGTGCTTCCGTTTGCAACTACACTTCCGTACTGCCATATTTTTTTTGAGCTTATTAATGGGTAGCGAACATCGTAATCGGTTGTTCCGTCAGTTACTCTATCTACTACTTCCGTTCCTGTATAGTTATGATTAATAGAATCGTAATCTAAGTTGCTTAATAAGTCTTCTCCAAACTTATCTTTTAAACTAAGTACATCACCATAGAAAGTAACTTGATAGCTTTCTGAATCGCCTTTTTTTACATTAGCCTTTTCAATGCTTAATTTACCACGCCTAAAGAAAGTTAAGTCAATTTCTATAACTGCATCTCGTCTTATGTTATGGTCAATAGTTGAGTCAACATCCGTTTGGTAAAAGTGTTGAAATATTTGGTTGTTAACATCAGAACAAGGAATGCTAAACGATTGCGAAAAATCAGTAAATACTTTTGATATATCAGCTATATTTTGTACTGAAGAATTTACTTCAATCTTTTCATCATTGAATAATTCAAGTCTTCTCCCCTCTACAAGTATTTGTACTTTTCTTTGCATTATACAACTGAGTTTATAATATCGTTTGCAAATTCAAACTCCATTTGATAGTTAATCATTTTGTTATTTATGTTCTTCTGAAGCTCCGTTGATTTCGTGTTTAATTTAGCAGGTCGGTTATTTACTAGGATCCTTTCACTTAGCATTAATTGCTTAAGAGTTTCATTAAAACTATCAGTAACAAAACCTGTGTTAGTCTTTATTACTTCCCTACCATTTACATTGAATACGCTTCTTTGACCTTCTAACGCTGAGTAATTAACTAAGTCAGATTGAAGTAAATTGTACTCAGTTCCTTCTATTCCTATTGAAGTGTTTGATGCCTTAAAAAAGAACTCCCTTTGCCATCCTCCATACTTGTTTATAAAGTCAATAACCACAGGTTCATATTTGCATTCGTAATTTGGCAAGAATGTATAAGTAGCCAAAAGATTATTATCAATGTCAAAGACTTCAAGAATATTTCCAAGCGCGTAAGCGGCAGGATAAACTCTAAATATATCGTAAACTCCGTCTGCACTTATTGTGTTAGTATCTTGATTCCCTGTTCCTATTTCAGTATATCTAATATAGTCTCCGTCGTTTAAATCCATTGTTATAATTCCACCCCTCCTTGAACCTGTAGTTGAAGGATCGACTCCGTCATAATGATAATAATAAGTTCCTTGCTCTAAAAAGAATCTACCATTAACAGGATTCATAAGTTCTGAATAATAACCATAACCATCAGAAGCATAGCGAGAAGTTCCTGAAACAAATACATAAGTTGATAAACCTACTTTTTTATACTTCTTAATTAATACTTTGCAGTACTCATTTGTAGGCGTTAAACTATTGTTTGTGCTATAATTATTATTAAATGCTAAATGCGAAATATACTCCCTAATATAAGGCGCTACATTATAAGTAGTTTGCAGATTATTTGAAGCAGGTATTAATTTACTTAATGTGTATTGAGGCGTTGCGGGTGTGCTACCTGTATTCCAAATAAATATCTCTACTTTACTTCCTGTTTGAGAAGCTTCATTTACCTCAACTATATAAGGTGACCTTGCTGCTATGTAAGTGTTACTCATTTCTTTTTAAAATTTTCGTTCATTATTGTATTAAAAGTTTCAGTTGCATCTAATCCAAATGCTTCTATTAATTCATCAGGTAAATTCTTAAATGCTTTCTCAAATGGCTTAGTAAAGAATAAGCTCGGTTTAATTCCTTTCTCTTTTATGCTTCTTGCTATTGCAAATGCTAATCCCCTTTTTGATGTAAACCTACCTTTACTATTTCTTGGCACTATGCCTTTATTCTTTATCCACTTTTCTATTGGTGCTATTGGAGGCTGTTTACTTTTATAGCTAAATGGTGTGTCGTATCGTCTTTTTGTACCGCTTACTCCTTTGTCTTGAAAGAATCCGTATTCCTCCATATCAAAACCCAAACGAATTGAGTTAGGCATTTCTTTAACCTCACCTTTAATTGAGTTGTATAACTTACTTGAAGACTTCTTATGCATTCGTGTTAAGTTAGACTTTGCTTGTTGTATTACATAGTCTCTAAACTTCTCTAACGCTATTTGTCTTTCAGTCTTCATTAACAAATACTCATATCATTAGGAATCAAAACATCAAAAGTCATTGTCCAACCTGCAAGTAAATTCTCGAATCTTTCGGTAAATGGTTCGCAAGTTGGGTTTCCGTCTACTTGGTATAAGTCGCTATACATATCACCCCTTCTCATAAGCTCATACGCACGATTTAAGACCACCAATTGAGTATTGAGTACATCTTGTTCATTATCGTTTCCTAAGTAGCTATTAACTGATTCGTCTTTTGATATGTCAACTATATCCATTGCAATAAGGCTAACATTAAATCTGATTATATTGTTTTCAAAAGTTGCAGTATTTACCATAATATGTGCTAAAGGAAAAATAGTTTGTTTAGCTAAATCAACTTTAAAGATGTCTCCTTCAGTAACTGTATTCACAAAAATATCAGCGTCTAAATGAGCTTTAAGTTTGTCTATAATTGTGTAAAATCCGTTCATCGTTTTAATTTATTCAATTGTCGTTGTTCTATTTCGTTCTTTTGTTTTTCAAATGTTAAGTAGGTAAGACATTTAAGTAATCCCATTCGGGTAACTTCGTCAAACTTAGTGATGTCTCCTTTAGCGATTGCATATATTGATTGATACCATCCCCATTGTTTTCCAAATTGAGTTGTTTCGCTAAAGTCGCTGATAGATTCTTGTTCGTCTTCACTTCCTTCTCCAAATAATCCATCGTAGCTATTAATAATTCGTTTCCTAAACTCCAAAAAAAAACTGAGCTTCCTAACACTACATCTAACGGTGCATACTTCATTAGTTCTGCAAATTCATCTGCTCCTGTATATTGCTGAATCTCGTAAGTTTCTTCTCCTTTAACCTTTGCCTTTGCTTTTCTTTTGATTGGTCTATACATAACCGCCATCGCTTTATGATATGTTTCCCAACTTTTAAGATTGCTTTCTAAATCTACATATTCGCCAAAACTAATATCCTCAAGATTGGTTATAAATCCAAACTCTAATTCTCCTATTTTAAAAGTGGGTATTAATTTAGGTGTGTGTGAAAACAATTCATTAAAGTGTAGGATCAACTTATTTACTTCAGTCATTTTAAGATTAACGATTTCCTTTAGTTTAATACCGCAAAATATCTCAATCATTTTCTGCGCCATAAATTCGTCATCATTCGTCTTTTCACGCATCTTTATAAACTCCTGATAGTTCATCAAAGGAATCTCATTTAAACTTGTCGGTACGGTTAGTTCTAACTGCATATATATTAAATTAATTATTTTTCTTATTGTTATAAGCAACCACAAAATCGTATGCCTCACTTAACATTGCAAAGTGTATTCTCATTCTCATTAAATCATCAAAGACTATTTGTATTCGCCTTCCTTTCTTTTCAAAGATGTAGTTTTCAATTACTCTTTTCATTGCGTTCAAATCTACTTCTTCGGTCATCTTATGTTGTATTGTCCATACATTGAGTTAATTCCCAATGTTTCCATTTCGTGATACCTTACCGCATCTATTGCGTGGTCATTTCCACCTGCAGGTTTGTTTAGTCTTTTACCTGTTTTGTCAGAGTCCCAACAATATGCCCTCAATTCTTTAATTAGATTTATGCTGCTTGAAGTTACTAAATATTCTTGCCCTTGCATTATTTGAATACCAAAGTTAATTGAATCTTGACCCTTAGTAACTCCTTTAATTGTTTTGCCTTGCCTCTTGATTTCTTCGATTGATTTTGGTTCTGATGAATCAGCATAAGCAATAACATTTGATTCTAACTTTTTAGCCACATCACTATTAACCATTCCTGTTTGATAGCAGATTTCGTTCAGGATCCTTTTGCCGTTGTAGTTATAAACTTCTATAATAGTTGTAGGGTCATTGGTATATCCAAAGTCTAATCCGTAACCGAGCAACTTTGCTTCAGTTGGTATGGTATCAATTACTTTCCAATTAGAAAAGATTACACCTTCTAACATTCCTATTTCGCCTAATCCATAAACACGCCACCAATTCGCCCAATAACTACTTGTCGTTGCTTTTAAGCGGTTCTTTTCTATTTGAGCTACGATTGCTTCGTCAAGTGCTTCGTTATCCTTATAGGTCAAAATTATGAAGTCAGTATCTAATTCGTCTTTTAGTTCGGTATGCACCCAAAATTCATTTGCAGGATTGAAGTCTAAATAAACTTCCTTCTTGGTTCTTATGGAAAGTTCATTGTAAGATTCGAACTCAATATTGTTACATTCGTTTATGTATAGAATATCACGACGAGCACCCCTTAGTTTAGATGAGTCATCAGCACTAAAGAATTCCATATAGCTACCATTTCCGAATTCATACCTTAAAAGTGATTTATTAAACGAAGCATCAATGTAACGATTTGTCCACTTCATTATCTTTAAGAAGTCTTTTAACGCACCCCTTCTAAGATGTGGAATAGATTCTGCAACTATACTTATTTCTAAATTAGAAGTCTTGGCTGCCCTGTCAATTAATACAGGAATGATTCCAAAAGTTTTACCTGCAGATGTTCCTCCTTGAATAATCTTAACCCGCTTTTTTAAAGCAAGTATTTTGTTAATCGCAGTTGTCCGTTGTAACATCGGGGAATAATGGTTGCTCTATGTTTGTGGTCTCAGTTCGTTCCACAAGATTGTTTAATCGTTGGGTAATGGATGAATTATATTGCCCTACCATACCACCTTCAATTTGGTCTTTTCTGATTTCTTTGCGTATGTGTGTGCAGATGGGTACAAATTCTTCGTAAATTTTATTTGTGTTCTTAAAATACTGCTCAATATAATAACTGTTCTTCTCAAGAATATATATCTCAAAGCCTTCTAAAGTTAATGGAACTTCTAAAGGTTCGGGGATCATGTCACCTGTTCTTTGATTTAAGTTGTACTTGTATCTTGGGTTTTCTTTTACATAGTTCTTATATCCTTTGAATAGTTCGTACATTGCTTCAGGTGTTTCTACATTACGAGGTCTTCCTACTTTAGCCATTATTGTTCGTCTTTATATTCGTTAAATACTAATTTCATTTTGTTTACTACTTCACGCATACAACTTCCGCAATTTGTCATTACTTGGTTTTGTCTAAAGATACGATTGTATATTTTAATAATCTGAATTTGTTCACTTGGTCTTAGTGTATTCTTTTCAAGTAACTTTTCTTCACTTAGTATTTCGTATTCGTGTTGTTCTAAGCAAAGAGGTCTTTCGTATCTAAACATCTTGTTTAACTTCTCTTTTCTTTCTTCACAACCGCAGTCTTCACCTAATAACCATTTAGCTACTTTAGCAACTCCTGTAACTTCTAACACTTGCTCTACTGTGTCTCCTAATCCTTCTGCTTTTTTTCTTGGTCTGCCCATAATATTTATTTAATTAGTTCGTAATCTCCGTTCTTGTAATCTTGGTAGTTCTCCCCTACTGATTCATTGATTCGTGTTTTGCATTGTTTGATAGTGTGAAATATAGAAGTAACACTTATTGATGTTTCTTTGCTTATATCCCTCATTGACAAATCAGTATCTTTGTAAAGTTTAAATAACTTTTGGTCGTACCAATGCCAATTGTTAATCTCATCGTCTAATACATCTAATATCTTTGAATAGGATTCGTGTTTTAGTTCCTCACTTGGATCCTGTTGAAGCATTGCAATATGTTCTAAACTAACTTTAGCCATCTTACCTGACTTTCTCAAATGCATTAAGAATGTATTTCGTAAACTTAACCACATATAAGTTTTGTTTACTTTTCCGTTGTTAAACATCTTTTCTTCGCTGCTCCACTTCATTAGCATTATGTAAGTTTCCTGTACAATATCTTCAGCAAAGAAATCTTCACCAAAAGAATTGACTATTCTTACCCATTCTTTATGCTGCTTTGCAACTTCGTTTAACCATTTCATAGAGTAAACTTATTCTTATTTGGTTAGTATCTACGCAAATATATAATTAACTTTTCAACATTATGTTGTTAGCAACAAAAAACCCCTAATTAAAGGGGTGTAACATTTGTTCTAAATTGATCCTGTAAATATACTTATCTAACTTCTTTGCTGTTTCTAAACTTACATCTTTTCCCTGCAGAAACCTGTCAATGTTATATTGGTGAAATTTCTCACCTCTTCCCTGTATTTCTTTAACTATTTGGTTTCGTGTTTTGGTCTTTAATGCTTCCCTTAGATAAGCTCGTAAACTATAATCATCTATGTACATATCAAAATGGTAAGTCGTCAGAATCTAACTGAGTCACTCTAATTTGTGGCTCATCAGTTTTAATATACGGCTCACTAAAAGAAGCACTGAAATACTTTGTGCCTTTTGAAGATTCTTTAAGCCATAAAGCTACTTCCATATCTTTGCCGTTTACATTTACTTTCCCTTTGTAATCGGGGTGGTTTTCGGACTTCTTGTTATCATTTTTAAAGATAGCACCTGAATTGTTTTTTGTTTCCATTGTTAATCGTTTTTAAGGTTTAATAAATAAGCTATTGAACAAACCCAACCCCAAACTATTGCGGGTGTGAGCAGTATTGTTAGTAATATAATCATATCGTTTCTATTAGTTGGTTATAGTATTCTCTACATAATTCTATTCGTGTTTTTATTTCTTCTATTACAGACTCATCACGCTCAACAACAAAAGTCTTGATTCGTTTTTCTTTTGGTATATGGTCAAAGTTATGCTTTGCTTCTACAAAATCACGAATATCTTGGCTTTCATCTATTGACTGCTGCTTCCAATGTTCTCTCCTAACCTCATCTTCAACTATTTCAAATGGTGTGTTAATCAGGCAATAACAAAGAAAAGAAGTTTGCTTACCTGTTAGCCACATATACCCTTGTAGTTGGTAAAAATAATCTTTATTAGGTAGCTCATCTTCAAAGAACGGAAAGGTAGTAGCATCCCACGAGCTTTTAACATCTAAAAGAATTTCAGTATTAACATCAGGTGTGCCTTTAATCCAATCATTAGAAAAGCTTTCTTCGTTTTTATATATGAATCCAACCTCTAAAGTGTCCATTGCTAAATTAATAGCCTCATCTTCTACCTGATTACCCTTGTCGGTGTATCTACTCCAAAACTCCTTGTATATGCCGTACTTTTCCTGTAGTACAAGTTCCTGTATATAAGTCTTAGTAGTTTGTGACAGTACCTCGCTTTTTAAACGAGGCTTTGTCATTATCTTACCTAATTGGCTGCATCTTACTTTCATTTTGAAATAGCTTTAAGTTGTTCAGCAGTTAAAGTAAAATCACTTGCAAGTTCTTCAATTGAATACTTACCGCTTACAATAGCATCTAATGCCTTATCAAATCTTTTAGCGTCTATTGTTGGCTTCTTTGGTTCGTGTTTAA